CGGAATCAATTATCATATCTGTTGCTTGATACTTACCATTAGCATAGTGTTGGTCATACGTATTACCTACGTAAGCTTTTAATTCATTTAATATTTTATCTTCGTTAAATTTATAATTCACTTTTCCATTCCTCTGGTAATGTCTCTTCACTATACCATGTAAAATTATTTTTCTCTGCCCATTCAGCATGAGTTCTTTTTGTTCCATCTTTTCTTTTCTTAGCTTGAGGCATTGGAGAGAAGGGCTTCTGAAATAAGAAGACTAACTCATAGTCTTTAGGTAAAGCTTCTCTAATATGTATGTACTTACTATACTCTGCATAGTCCCAGAATCTACCTTTAGCTTCTAACAATACAATCTTATTATTAAACATCTTCACAAAGTCTGGCTCATACTTATGCTTAACAACATAAACTATTTTTTCCCCATGATGCATCCAGTCTTTGAGAATGGTTTGATGTATATCAAATTCCCATTTACTGTCGTACCCTTGAGCTACGTTTACCTTCTTTGGTCTAGGTTTTCTTGGTACTCTTCTAACCACTTAACTCTTCCAAATGAAAATTAGGATTTTGTTTTACTTTCTTATAGAACCATCTAAGACTATAAGCACTTAACATAAATCTATTGTTAGCAAAGATATGTGTTTGCTCCGGTAGAAACTCATGTAAGTTTTTCTTAGTAATCTTACTAGCATCTTCTCCTTCAGGAGTCATGCTTTGAATCCAACCTATAAGTAATCCTTCAGCCTTACGTCTTAATAGTTTTGATTTCTTACCACTCATATTTGTGTTACCTCTATAACATTAGGAACTTTAGGTACTTGAGTTAAGTATCTATACCCTGTTGAATATTTAAATACTCTTAACCCTTTACCATCGTTAGCATCTTTATGACAATCATGTTTAAACCTACACCAAGTACAACCCCTTGCAAGTTTCATGTTACCAGACTTACCATCTGGTTCATCATCATAACACTTATCAGGTGGTGTTGCTAACTTAACAGCCTTTTTAATATCAGTTATTTTCTTTTTGATATTAGGCTTATCAAAGTTATCAGGCTTGAACATAGCTAACTCCCCAGACTCTTTATTGAGAGCAAGGAAACCACCATGAGTAGTTCCTTCTGCTGATTCATACCCTGCTAATTGAGCCATGTATCCGAATGGGTCATCCTCTGCTAGAGTACCATCTTTAAATTTCTTAAAGGCATAGTTAGAAGCAGTCTTAACATCAACAACTTCTCCATCAATAACACAGTCCATATGTCCTTTGATTCCAGACACTGTTATTTCTTTCTGTTCACTAGTAACTTCATGTCCAGATAACTTAACAAGAAATAAAACTATCTCTTCAAGTAAGTGTCCATACAAGAACTTAATAAATGTAGGTGGAGATATGACTTCTGTATTCTCAGAATCAGAGTTCATCTCATACCATAATTGTCTAGGTTGTTTACCTATGTTAGACATTCTTAAACTAGGTTTACCTCTTGGACTAGGATGAGACCAGTCATGTAGAATCTGTTTCATTGACTCTCCAAACTGTTCGATTGACTCTTCATCTATGTTTAGATGTTCGCCTTTTCCTAATGCCGACAATTCATTATATATATCTTCTACTAATGTGTCAAGTGTTTTCTTATTTTTTTTCATCTTCAGTTTCCTTAAATGCTTTAATAACATCTGATGAGAATAATTTCTGAAGATTAACTAAGAACATTCTACTAGCGTTATGGTCTCCACCACATACAGTTTTAAAACTATCAAGGTCATCAACAATAGTTCTTAGTACATCTGTTTTAAATACAAGAGTACAGAACTCATTGTCTCCTACACATAAGTTATGAAACCAATAGTCTGATTCTGTTGCTCTAATTCCTGATGGTTTATTCCAAGACTCATACTCTATACATATGTTACCTGTCTTCATCCACATACCTTTCTCTGATTTAACTTCTATCTTCTTACCAGTTAGCATGTCTTTTATTTTATCTTCTCTTATCTCTCCATACTCTAGGTCAATATCAAATTTCTTTCTGTCTTCTTTAGTGGGTTTCACTCCAGTTACCTCCTATCTTGTATTCGCCATCCAGAGGACAACGAAGATTAAAATGTGTTCCTGCTTTTACTATACTGTCTACAGCTAATTGCCCTACCTTATCAGCATGACACTTAGGAACTTCTATCTGCCATTCATCATGTATGTTAGCTACGAATTTATATTCCATGTTATTTAATTGTAGCAACTCATCTAGTATAACCAATCCTTGCTTCATTACAATAGCACCTGCACCTTGTAGCAAAGTGTTTAATGCTGAATGTTGATTACGAACATATAGCTTCCTACCGTCTAATCCTTTGAGATAGTTTTTTGCTGAAGCTCTTTGTACTCTGTCTCTAAGAGACTTAAATGTAGGCTTATTATCAAAGAAATATTGTCTAGCTCTCTTACCATCTGATGTACTTCCTCCGACCACGCTTCCAAGTTTTTCATCTCCTGCTCCGTACATAAGTGCATAGATGAATGTTTTTGCCTTATCTCTTGATTCAAGGTTTGCAAGTTTTTGATTAGCGGTGTGTATGTCTCCATTGAGAATTTCATTTGTGTACTCCTCGTCATTCATGTAGTGAGCTAACATTCTAATCTCAAGACCAGATGCATCAACTCCGATTAAAACATTACCTTCTTCTACAGTCCAACATGCTCTACATTCCTTACCATAAGGACTATAGACTGCCGGTACTTGTGCCATGTTAGGATTCCTGTGTGTCATTCTTCCTGTAATAGCACCGTTAGGTATTACAAAGCCATGTACTCTACCATCATCTTGTACTCCTTCAACCCAAGAGTCAACTTGAGCTATACGCTTTTGAAGTAGTAAGAAGTCTGCTATAAGTTTAGCTTCGTGTATATGTGTGATTGCTGATAGGGTTTTCTCATCTACTATAGGTTGACCTGTTGGTGTAAACCTTTCAGGCTTCCAACCAAAGTCAATAAGATATTCTCCTATCTGTTTACGACTACCAAGATTAAAGTCTTGTAGTGTTTGTCTCATAAAAGGTTCAAAGTTATTTGTATCTAAACATCTTTGATACTCATCATCTGTAAGTCCACGCTTAGATAAGTCTCCATCTTTCTTGATGTAAGGCTTAACTAACTTATCATCTACCCATTTAGGTTTAAATGTATTGTGAACTTCATCTTCAATGGATTGTTTCTTTTCTCTAAGTTCAGCAAGTAATAACAGTGCTGATTGTAAATCAAACTTAAATCCATTTACTTCTTGTTGTTTCATTATCCTAGCTACACCTTGTTCAATAGCTATGCATTGTTTAGAGAATCCTTTGCTCTCCTCTCTAAGTTTCTTTAATACTACAGCGTTGAGTTGTACATCTCTAACACAATAGTCCATCATCTCTTTAGAATAATTAAGATAATCTGAAAAGTCTATCTTATGATAGCCTAATTTATATCCCCATTTCTCAAGGCTATGACCACCTTCTCTATTAGGGTTGAACAGTCTTGATAGTACAAGAGTATCAATGACTGGTATCTTTGACAAGTCAACACCACCGAACTTCTCTACCATTGGTATGTCAAATCCGATGATGTTATGTCCTATTAAAGTATCTGCATTAGCCAACAGTTCATAACCTTCTTTCAATTTATCTGGTGGATATTTATATATCTCTCCAGTATCCATATCTTGAGCAACGATACAATGTACCAGAGTTGCTTTTAAGTCATCTGTTTCTATGTCAAATACTAAGTCCATTCTTTTTCAAAGTCCTCCCATGATATTAATTCCTCTTGCTCTACATAGATACAGGGATACTTAAACTGTGGCTGTCTTGTTCTTTTAGGTTTAGCATGTAGATTCTTACCTGTTATAACACCTTTGAGTTCACAAGTTACATTATCCTCATTTTCTGTTACCACAAAGAATGCATATAAATCAATATTATTATTAATCTTGTTAATCCAAAGCACACCATTATTATGAATAGTTGACTTTACATCTATGCTCCAACCTTTATACTGTATATCTCCAACATCATCACCACTATCTTTAGTTTTACATACTGGAGAAAAAACTTGACTAGGATATACGTTTGTTAGTTTAGCTAATGCTAACTCTGCAAATAATCCTGTTTTATCAGAAAAGTATTTATCATTGGTATTATTAAGAGGTAAAGTTTCAGCATTACGACTTCTTGCTCTATCATATCTACCCTTACTTAAGTAGTCCACGATTGCTTTCTCGCCATCCTCCAATACTATTTTAGTCATTTAAAATGCCTCGTCAAGACTAGCATCAAAGGTTATGTCATCATCTGATATTTCAGATAGTCTTCCAGTTTCTGCATCATATATAACTCTACATGCCATACCTACATCTCCTGTATACCTAGACTTTAAGATACGAAGCCTTGTAGTTCTTGCTTCATCCTCATCATCTGATTGTTGATTACGTTCTAAGGCTATCACACAATCACTAAGTTGTCCAATACTATTAGAACCTCTTAGATGAGATAGTGATACTTCAATACCGTTCTCATGTCCTTTGTTACCGTCAACTCTACGTAAGTGAGAAACTAAAATGATTCCTGCACCTGTCTCTTCTACCAAACTTCTTAACCTAGTCATGATAGTATCAATGGCACGTCTCTCATCTCCTTCATGTACAGCACTGACTAACATATGTAAATGGTCAACGACCACCCACTTGCAATCACATCCTATAATCATAAAGCGAAGCTTAGTAAAGATGTCATCAATGTCATTCGTACCAAAGTGTGAATGAACCCATACTCTATTCTTGTTCTCCCCATCATAGAGAATGTCAAACATCTTATCTAATTCTTCTTGAGAAAACTTCTCACGTTCTTGGTCAACGTACAACCTAGCGTTAGCTTCAATAGATAAGATACCGTCAATGGTTCTTCTCCAATCTTCTTCTAGTGCTATGATACCTACGTTATCTGTAGTGTTCTTAATAAGATGATGTTCAAGTTCTCTTGTAACACTTGACTTACCAAGACCAGTACCACCTGTAAGTGTGACCAGTTCTCCTGCTCTAAGACCATACAATTTCTTATTCAGTCCTTCATAAGGATAAGGAACGCTTTGTTTCTTCTCACGATTGTTAAACTTCTCACGCTGTTCAGATACATTTATAACACCAGAGGGTGTATAAACTTTACTAGCCCACCAAGCTTCAACAAACTCTTTATGCTTGTTGTTTCTTAGCATATCGTTAGGGTCTTTCCAACCGTTAGGTAGCGTAACTATACGTGCCTTTCCGGGTTTGAAAAGTCTAGCAACTTTAATACTAGCTTCTTGTCCTGCCTTATCTTTATCAAAAGCAATGATAACATTTTCAAAGTCATCAAAGAACTCTAAGCTTTCCTTGATATCTTTTACTGCACCATTTGCTCCACGCTTAATAGATACTACAGCCCATTTAGAACCCAAGAGTTCATAGGTAGCCATAGCATCACACTCCCCTTCAGTAACGGTAACATACTTACCACCCTTGAAAAGTTGTTGACCAAACAAACCTGTATCATTATAACTACCAGATACAAAGAAGTCTTTGTCTTTACAGTTACGAATCTTAGTAGCTGATAACTCATGCCCATTATAGTATGGGTAAAAATGTTTAACTACATTACCTTGTAAGTCATGTACACATTTAACCCCATACTTCTGAGCAGTGTTCATGGAAATCTTCCTGTCCGTAAGGGCTGAAAACTTTCCTTCTCCTACCGTATCTGGTTGTTTAGTTTCTATTGTCGTTGCTGTTTGCATATCCTTTCCTCCACATGCTTTAGTATAGCTAGGCATAAATTCCCCACAACTGAAACACTTTGCTGAATCATCTTCGTTGATTCCTACAGCATCACTACTGTTGCAAAGTGGACAGGGTTGGTGTAGCTTGTCCCAAGTTTTATCCATGTTAGCCCTCACTATGAATTATGATTCGTCTGAATCTTCTACAGTTTCTTCTTCTTGTTCAACGACAGCCTCTGGACTATCTTTCAATACAGATTCAAGATTACTTTGATGTCCTTGCGAAGCATAGTTCAATGCCTCAACTAATACATTCAATGTTCCTATCTTACTGATAGATACATTAGCACCTGCTCTCTTCTGTTCGTCCTCAATCTTTGAAACATCATAGACTGATTCACCATCGTCATTCTTAATAGTAATAATCATATTAAAATTCCTCGTTGTCTGAACTAGGTTCAGTGTATTCAATTAAATTAGTAACCTTTACAGCTATTAACTCTGCAAACGTACCATACTTTCCTGTGTAAGGTTTAATCTTCACAGTAACTTCAGAGCCATTACCAAGACTAACATCTAAAGGGTTTCCGTCTCCGTCAACTAACTTAGGTGCAGGATTGGTAGTCCCATCATGTCGTTCTACTTTTCTACTGAATGAGAAAGCCGGTTCATCGTACTTGGGTTGTCCATCTCTGGTTCTAACCCTTGATAAACCAATACCCTCTAACTTAGTAGCAGTATCTTCATCAGTCAGCACAACTATT